GCTAATGTCAATGATAGCCCAGGGTTTTTTCTTGTTAGTTTATACGTTTTTGTAACGTATTTAGATATTTTATTCATTAGATTAAATTTAATTAGATTATAAAAAAAGGGGGCATCTCTACCCCCTCAAAACAGAATTTTAACTATTCTTGAAATAAGAAGAAGTTATTTGCACCCATTGTACAAACCGCTCTTTCTGACAAGAAGTTTACTTGCATGCTATCTACGTCACTTGTTCTAGCACCACCAGCAGAACCAGTAATCCAAGTTTTGTAACGTCTGTCTTCAGTTTCTGAAGCTCTATATCTAACATGTAGGAAAGGTCGCTTAGCATTTTTACCAAGTATTTGGTCATAAACGCTAGTTGAACCCGCTGGTACTAGGAGTCCGTTAATACGTCCTGAACCTGCTCCTGTTGGTAAACCACCTCTCATTGTTGGGTCGTTAAGGTATTTCCAGTCTGATTTATAAAAGTCGTAACCTCTTCTAAATCCTGTAAATCCTAAGTTTAGTGCCATTTCTTCGTCATTGTCAAACAATCCGTAAGAAGTACCATTAGCTCCATAAGAATTTTGCGCAGCTAGCATATCATCAATATCGAAAGCAAATTGTCTGTCAACGAATATTACGTTTTCATCAATTGCGCCTTGTTTATCAAGTCTACTAATTACATTGTCAAAATCAGCAAGAGTTGTTGGATTACCACCATCCCATATATTCCCTCTAGTAGATACACTATAGAAAATACCGTCTGATCCAGCACCAGGATTTGCAGCTCCCGCTGCACTCCCTAATATTGCTGCAGCACCTGAGTTAGTCTCAGCAGGTACAGCTTCTATCATAGCAGTTTCTAAATAGTCATCAAATCTTAGTCGAGTTTCATGTTCTGATTTTAAATACCACAGGTATCCAGTTGCTCCATCTTCAGTAGTAATTTCTACCCATCCGATTTGCGCCATATCAGAACCAGATACATTGTATGTATCTTTTATAATGATAGGCTTATTCTCAAATATGAAGTCATTAGATTCTAAAGAACCAACCATTCCAGCTGTCCCTTTTCTAAATTCTGATCCGTAAATAAATACTGTAACATCAGCATTACCTGCTCCTGTTCCCGCAGTTACTAATCCACCTGCTTCATAGAAATCAGCAGTAAATTGACCTCTACCTCCACCAGCATTGTTAACCGCACTAATTACAGCTTTGTTTGAACCAGAGCCATTATTTTGCACAATCATAACTGTTTGTCCTACTCTGATTACTTGTTCAGCAGCGGTGGGATCTAGTGTATCATTAACTTGAAAAGTGACTTGGTCTGCACCTTGTGCCCCCCCACTTCCTACGCTAGTGTATTTAGTGTGTAACCTACCTTGCTCTGCCCATTTAATAAGGTCAGAATTGGTTGGCATTTCCGCTCCTACCATACGTAGGAAGGAAGAAATTGTTCTATTGCCATAACGCTCAAACTCTTTTTCATAAGTATCAGGCAGATACTGATTTAAAAAGTCAAAGTTAGTTATGTAGTTTTCCGTTGTCGGAGTTCTCTCAGAACTCGGAGTCAACGCAAATGTTGGAATCGTTTTTACTTGTCCAGGCATAATTTTTATTTTTAAATTTTACATTTTTTTAATACTCTTTATTTTCAGTCCACGGCTAGATGGCTGTGATACTGATTTGACTTGGAACCCTGCTTTTGTTGAAACTTCTGGTGAATTACGCTCTGTCATTTCGACATTTTTAGTTTTACGCATTACATCTTCAGTTGCATATGATTTACCTTGCTCAAAAAAGAACTTAGCAAATTTGTCAGGATTCATAGCCATTGCTAAAGAACGATGATAACCTTCGGCATCTTTAATTAAACCTGTTTGACTATCCAAAAATGAATTAACAAAATTCATTGGAGTGTCTTGAGCTTTTCTTAATTCTGCCGCAGTTCCAGGAGAATAAACAATTTCGTTATCACCTATATTGAATTTAAAACCTTTAAACTCAGATGAAAATAATTTGTCGCTTTCTGAACTAAACCAGTTCGACTTTTTTTTGTCTATCTCTTCTCGACTTTTAGCTTCACTCATGTATTGCTTATAAGCTGCGTATTCTTCATCATTAGCGCCTGAACTTTCCCTTGACTCAAGAGGTAGTTTATATTTTTGTTGCTCATGATTAAAATACTTTTTGGCTTTAGCAACCATTTTTTTCTTTGCTAATTTTACTTTTTTAATCACAGTTTCATCATCTACCTCCTCATCGTATACATAATCCTCCATTAGAGAATCTATATCTTCAGGATCTAAACCTTCTTCTGTAATTGTTAAGTATTCTTTTAACAAATTATCAGGACTTATATCTGAGTAATCTTTTTGTAATTTTAAATAATCACTCATTGACCGTCCTGTTTCCTTTTTATATTTGAGGTAAGCAGCTACATCTTCAGCTAATGGTTCTTGCTCTTCTCGCTTATCATTTAATTCTTCTAAAGAATTAACTTCTCTACCCCACCTATTTCCAATATATGAAAGAACTTCTTCTTCTGATAATTCAGAAGAACTATTTATTTCTTCAGCCGTTTCTACATTTGGTTTTTCTTCCTCAGCAGTTTTTTCTTCGGCTGTATTACTTTGCTCAGAAGCATTTGTTACTGTGCTTTCTGAATCTTTAAATTTTAACTCTTGTTGTTCAGGTGCATCTTTTATTTGAACATTAGAGTCTGTTTCATTTACTTGCTTTTCATGCTTATCTAAAAGTTCTTGTTCAATTTCTTGTTTTGACTTTTCCTTAAGATCTGTTAGCTCTCTTACTTTTATTTCCATTTGATTAAATTAAATTTATACAAAGTTAAATAAAAATATTATACGTTTTTAGCGTGGTTCAAACTCAGCTAAATCGAATCCATCTAAAGTATCTTCATTAGATTCAAAGTTTTTTGGAGGAAGGTTATTTTTTCTTTGATTAATAAGTTGTGATTGTTGAGAATTTTGTTGACTAATCCTTTCTTTTTTAGCTTCTTCTCTTGCACCTTCTCTAAATGACAATGCATTCTCAGAAGTATCTCTTAATTGGATATTATATTGAAATTCTTGCTCCATCAAAGTGGCTTTTAATTGAGCTTCAGCCTTTTGTTTTTCTATTTCAAAAGCTATTTCTGCTTGTTTTATTTTTAACTTGCTTTCTGTTTCAAGATTAATTCTTTGCAAATCAGTTTGTGCTTTCATTTCTTGGACCTTTACAGATTGTTGTGCAATCATAGCTTGTTTTTGCATTTCATTTTTCTGATCCAACTCTTGTTTTGATTTACGTTTTAATTTTAAAAGTTGATTAGCTAGCTTTATATTTTTTATTTCTCTAATATCAATAGCGTCTTCCAAATTAATATCTTGTTTTGATAAAGCCATTTGTATATTTTGCTCTAGCATAGCTTTTTGTTCTTCATCTGGAGATAACTCAATAAATACACCGAAGTCATAAATATATAATTCTGATATTTCTTGAAGGATACTAACATTATACTTACCTATTTTATTAATAAAATCATCTTTAAAACTAGCGTATTCTAATATATCAGCAATTCTGTAAGTAAGTGCTTCAGCTAGTGAACGGTATATATATAAACCTCCATCTAAAATATGACGAGTGGCTGTGTTTGAATTTAGTGCCGCTAATTTTTGCACTCCAACTAAAGCGTCTGGATTTGGTGTACTACCGTCTCGAGCTTCATTCAATCCCGTAACAGCTCTAATCATATCTAAGTAATGATTATAATTAGCAATTAACATTTGAGTTTTGGACGCACCAGAGTTTGATGTTAATTGTTGAATTGGAGTTCTAGCTTGATTAAAATCGCCATCTTGCGTATAACTTCTACCAATAACACTACCTGTTTGAAAATATAATCTTAATGCATCTTCAGGGTTATATGCAGCACCTGTTCCTAAATCGACCTCATTAAGTCCATCTGCATCTATGTATACTCCATCAGGTACAGTTCGTGCAATAACTTGTTGTAGTTTTAAATGTGTAATTTGTATCAAATCAGCAAAAGGAATCATTCTTCTTACAAGAGATTCTATATTTCCTTTGTACATTCTAGGTGCTACAGCCACGTAATTAGGTAAAGCGTGTTGAGTAGCGGACTTGGGACGGACCATATTTTTAGCTAGTTCCCATTTGAGCATAATGTTTGTACCCATAACCATAATACCATCATACCAAACATCAATAGTTTTTTCTATTTTTTCGAAGTTTCCTTCTTCAACCATTTCATTTGGAGGATTGAAACTATCGTCTTTTTCAATCATTCTGCTTCCCCCGCCTTCTAAAATTTTCTTTTTGTAAACTATTTTTTTTGTAGTCTTGTAATTAAAATAAAGTAACGTACATGTATCTCTATAAAAAATATCATTTTCATAGTACTGTGCGGTGTTAAAATAATCATACCAACTTTGACTGTATTGTGCTATTTTTTCTAAATCATCATTGGTTAGAGATGGGTCAATCTTCATTAATTCTGTAATACCTACAGTTTTTATTTCACCCCAATAAAAACAATCTTTAAAATATGGGTCTTCGGTATAGCTGTAAACCACATTAGCGGGATCAACATAAGATAACTTAACACCAGCGCCAGGCAGAAATTCATGTTTAGCCATACCTACACCAACTACCATCTGATCATAGTCTATCCTTTTTCTTATATCTTCATAGTGATTTTCAGCAAACATTGTATCAATAGCCTCCTCTTCAGCTATTTCAATTGCAGGCTTATAATTTAAATTAAGATATAGTGATAATTCCTCGTCTGTTTGTGGTAAATCTTCAGGGTTTATTGTAAAAGGATTATAACCTGTTTTTTCTTGAACAATACCTAAAACGTCTTTTGCTGCCATCTGTCCTTCCACCATATCTTGGTACTTACTTCTCTTGGCTTGAGATAATGCGTCTTGTGCATACGCTTTTACTTTAAATATTCTTTCATTTAAACCGTTAACAACGACATCTACAAATTTTGGTAGTATAGGAACAGGAGTCCAATCTAGATTAAGATAAGATAAATCTCCATCAACAGCTAATTCATTTTTATATTTAGCTACGGATTGTTCTCCACGTGCATACAACCTTAATCTATTGAAATCTCTCCATTGTGTGTAATATCTACACCCATTAGAATCTTTTCTAAACCATTCGTATTGTATTGCTTGCCCGATTTGAAGTCCGTATTCATCTGTAGCTTTTTCGGAATCTGAAGCATATTGATTCGGAAATCCAACAGATGAAATATTTATACTTACTTCTTTCATTTAACTAATTCACTAAAATTTCCACTATTGCTATATCTTGCAAAGTTAAGACTTATTTTTGATTGTTTTTGTATAGGTAAATATAACGATTTTTGATTTGCCATAATTGCTAGTCCTGAACTGATAGTGGCATCAAATTGAGTTCTATTATTAATATCAAATCTTGCCCATTCTTCCAAAGTACGGTTAAATAACATTGAACCAATAGTAGTCTGATCCCTATAGGTGCCATTTAAATCTATACCAATATACTTCTCAATATATGACTCAATAGCTGCAGCATGCGATTGCTTTACATCTTCAGATGAGTTGGGAATACCTCCTATTTCCTTTTCTGTTTTGGAAAGTTTATTGAAATGTCTGTCTGGTCTATTCATACAAAACCCTCTATAGCCTCTGTTTTTAAAATGATAAAGTAATCTAGGTTTGTTATTTTCTACAAGTATAGGCATACTATAAAAAACACATGCCATTAATACTTCCTCAAAAAATATTTCTGCTGTTTGTGGTCTTGCAACATATTCTAAAAAAAATTCATTACTTGGCGCTTGATCCATATTATATTTAGTCAAACCGTGAAGAGCACCGTTAGAGCCACGCCCCCCTACAGTTCCAGATATATCATAGCTATCACAACCAAACGCACCAATATGCTCATTGTTAGGATAATATATACCATTTCTACTTTGTGGTTTATTTGTTAACTGTTTGTTTGGGGTCCAGGATACTTGAAAGCGTCCATTTCTATCAGGTGTCCATATAACTTCTGTATCTTTTACACCATCTTTCCAATAAAACTTTCCTCGTGTTACGTGTTGTTTTATTATTAATGAATCGTTAAAATCTATTTGTTGATATATTTTAGTGAGATTAAACAAACTGCCTTTGCTTTCATCACGAAAAGCATGAGATTCGGTACGTGGAAATTGTCTATAAAACTCGTTTAAAGCATCTGGGTCTTTTTTTAACGACTCTACCTCAGCCTCCCAATAGTCTATAGCTCCATTATAAATATATTCATTGTCAACGCCTAAGATAGGAGTTGATGGAGTATGAAAAACGGGCATACCATACTTATCTATAAAGCCTTCCATATTCCATTCCATAGGAATAAATAAGCTATACATACCGCTTTTAGTCTGTCCGTTAGCATTTCTTGTTGATATATTAGAATCTTCGTATAGTTTTTTAAAATTTTCTCCGCCCTTACTCAAAGCATTAGAGGTTGAACCCATCATGCATTTGCCTATGATTTTACTTCCTAGTCGTAAACAAGTTTTAGTTACTCTCCAATTGTTTAATATATTATTAGGTTTTATCCATTTACCACTCTCATCATGAACTAGTAAAAGAAGTTTTTCTCCATCATACGAATTTTCATCTGTATTTTTCCAATCTACTGTAGTATCTAAACCATAAAGTTCATCATCTACCATGTCATACATATTTTTTTTCGTAATCTTTGATGCAGGAACTCTAAAGGCTAATTCAGTTTTGGGTTTGTCCATACCATCTTGTATAGGCTTGAAAAAGAAAGGTAGCCTGTTGGCAATAGGCACAACTTTATCAGTAAACATTTTTTTTGCATCTGATCCTGTTTTAGATAATATACCTACTCTTGAATCTTTAGCTAAAGTTCCCGTGTTAATACATTCAGAAGAACCCATATAAGAAAATCCTGATCGTCGTATTTTAAGATAATCTAATCCGAAACATCTATTATCAGCTTTGCAGGCTTCCCAAAACAAAAAGAATATCCTATTTGCTTCTCTAAAATCAGGATATCCTACATCAATACTTGTCCACTGTAAGTACATGTAATGAGAGCCAGTTATATAAGTAGGTGTTCCATTATTGTAAAACCAATAACCTTCATCTCTTTTATCAAACTCTTTTTCTATGTAATCAATCCATCTATTTTTAAACGGTGATGACATTTCGTTCCATTGAAATATAGATTGGATTTTAGCTAAACTTTTATCAAGTGAAATACGCTCCCAATATTGTTCTTTTTTACTTTTAGACTTCCCATATATCTGTTTTGGTTGGGAGGGTAGTGCAATAACTAAACCATTTATGTTTATTGTTTCGCCCACAGTTCCATCTTTGGATATAACCACGCAATCATATTTTAAATTATAACCATATTGCCAACTTCGAGCTTTATTTTTAGTTGTTAAAACACCTTTAGGAATATATCCTTTAACTGTTTGATATAATTTACTTTGATCTTCTTTCTGCAAAACCTTGTTTTGTATTTACATTAATATTTTTTTCTTCTTGGTTAAGCTCTTGCTCTTCCTGATCTATTTTAGATAATATATCAAACGCATCAAATATTGCTAATTTTTTTGTAGCCGCAGCGTTTTTAAGTCTATCGGCCGCAAGCTCGTCTTCGGGATCTGGTTTAATAATATCTTCTTTAGCAACCTTAATAAGTTGCTCCACTGCTTTTCTACCTGCGTTTATTATCTGTAGTTTTAACATTTGAGAATTCATAACAACATAGTTATTTGATGATCATACATTCTATAAAGTTTTTCTCCATCTACAGTAAATGGATACTCTGATTCAGGTTTAAATGATACAATGCTATTAGGTAATACTCCTTGATTAATTAAAGTTTGATTAGTATATATCATTTCTGCCGTAAGTGGCTCTTCTTTTGTGTTTTTATAAATTAAAGAATCTTTGGTTTTTATAGGTTTTACGAAACAATACCTGTCGTGACTATTCCATTTACCATTTTGTTTATACATAAAAAACTGTTCGTTATCAACAAAAAATAAATTATCCATAAAAAAACTTTTACAACTCTTTTCTCGTCCTTTCATATCATAGTAAAACTTAAAGACATTATGATGAACTAACAAAAGGTCTCCTTTTTGTATTGGACCATGGTAATTAATAGGTGTATTTAAAACTCTAGCTTCACGATTGGAAGCTAAATGATTTTCTTGACTAGTATTAATTACAAAATCAACTTCATTAATTTTTTTTGTATTTACATACCTTTTTTCATCAACAGGCTCTACTATAAAATTAAACGGCGACTTCATTAAAAATTAATATTATACTCTAAAGAGAAAGGCATATTTGTGTTAAATTCTTTCCACAGGACTATCTCTTCCTTTTTTTGAATCCAAATTTTAATTGAGTCTGTTTTAATATCGAATTGTATGAGGTGTATTGTATAGTCTCCATTTAAAATGCTTTGTCCAACTATATAATGCATAGCTCCAGATTTATAATCTGCGCCTACAGATATTTTCCTTATATCCATTAGATTTGATTTAATTTAAATATAAAGATACAAATATATATCCTTAAAAATCTTCAGGTTGTTTATTGATAAGGTTTGTCTTTTGCTTGCTACCCGCAGAAGAACCAAAATAATAACCGATTACTTGAGTAAAAGCTGCTACAACTGCACCGAACCCCATGTCAAATAATCTTTGAGATTCTTCGGGGATTTGCCATAAACCAATTGCACCTGCAATAACACCTATAAAACATAATGTTATACCCCAGCCTACTGTTTTAAATAATACATCGTTTGACCCTGCATTAAGAGCCGCTATTTCTCTTTCTCTTGCCGAAGCTCTATCAGCAACTTCAGCTTCGTATGCCTCTAACACCATTTCTTGTGCACGAATTTTGTCTTCAGCTGGGGCATCAGAGTTTTTTATA